TTCCTTTTTCCTTTTTCCTTTTTCCTTTTTCCTTTTTCCTCAAAAAAATATTTAACAAATTTATTAAATATTTTTTTTATTAGTTATATACATTTATACTCGTATACTATGTAAAATATCTTCATATAGTGCTGTTTTTAATTTATTTTTACCTGTATCAGCGACAACAATTGGTATTTCTAGTTTGTTACAAATATCCTGCAACTCTTTAACACTGTAAGCAGATGCTGTTCCCAATGGTTTTTGGATATTTTCTATTTTCCAAAATGTGTTGCGAATAGATGTCATGTATTCTTCTGTTGAATCATATTTAACACTGTTTTCATTTTTATTTTTATTTGTTTTTATGATGACGCCACTTGTACTTGTATTGTTAGTAGTACTATATAAAAACTCACAATACATTCTACCATAAATATAGGTAATAGATACGTTGTGAACTAAACACAACGCATGTAAGCCTTTCAGAGTAATCATAGGTTGATTTACCAGTTCGTCCTCAATTTCATTTCTTTTAAGCTTGGCTTCTTTCAATGTATCTTTCATTTCACGCATTTTTTCAACAGTAGCAATTTTAAATTGCTTTTCGGTCGCAAAATGGTCTGAATTATGAAGTTCATACTCGTCAAATCCATTCAAAATAATATAAAAAGACCAAAATAGGGTGTCTTTTTGAAAAGGGGTGAATTGAGTATCTTTTTTCTTTTCGATGACAATGGGCACAGGCGCAGGCACAGGCGCAGGCACAGGCGCAGGCACAGGCGCAGGCGCAGGCACTTGATCAGGCACAGGCGCAGGCACAGGCGCAGGCACAGGCGCAGGCACAGGCGCAGCCGGCGTTAGTCTCTGCGGCGATGTAAGCTGTTCAATCAACTTGTTTCTTTTCTCTTCTTTAATTTTTTCTACAATCATCGCAGAAAAAACCTTGTTATATTTCGCCATGTTGCCTCTAGTAAACATGTACTCTTCCAATTTAGTAAAAATTTGCTCGGATAGTTTATCATCATCTAGTGAATCCATTTTATAGTTTGTATTTTGCTATTAAGAATTAATAATATGTCTTTATATCACTTTACAACCAGCTTTTGAGAAAAGCTTGGCAAAACCCGCGTGAACTTTTAAAAAAAATTATAGTGCATAGGTTTTGTCAAAAAGGGAATTAATGTCCTCCTTTTTTTTGTCAAAAATTGGGGTTTCAAAGGGGTTTACCCCTTTTTTTTAAAAGCTGGAGTAACTTAATCCGCTGTTATTAAATTCGTTATTAGAAGAATCTTCCACTATTTGAAATTTCCCACCAAATAAATCATCTTTGCTTTGTTGATCGCCATAAAGTCCTTGCTTAAAAGCGTTGTCTAGCGTTTGAAACGGTTTTCCGCCATTGGTACGATGTAAAGTAGTGGCAAAATTTTTATAACTAATATCGTTGGTCGGTTCTAAATAGTCTCCCATTTTTTCAAAAAAACCGTGATCCTTTTCTTGATGTCCTACACGTGCCGAGCGATCATTCCAACTTATCTTTTGTTGTGTATCTTTATTGCTAATTGTTGCTCTGTTGGCATCTCGTATTTCTGTATCAATGGTATCTAAACTGGTACACTTGTTGTTATCATCACTTGCTTTTGATTGCGCTTGCGCTTGTATTTGTACTGGTGCTGCTGCTACAATTGTTGGCATCGCTGCATCCACCACCTTTTTAATAGCGTGCGTATAATCATTAAAATTCTCAAACATTATTTTTCCCATTTCAGCTGGACTGATTGTATAATCGGTCAGTCGCATTATAATATTATTCTCTGTATCATTTATTTCAATATCATAAAAATATTCAATCATTTTAATAATCGTCTCATTATCACATTTCTTGAAATCAGCAATAACGTCGATTCTGCCAGGACGAATGAGAGCATGGTCTAGCAGTTTGGGATGATTACTAGTCAAAATAATAATTCGTCCAGGTGTTTCCAAAATACCGTCTAGTAAATTCAGTAGAAAAGACAAGTCAATCTTTTGAGAGGTATCCTGAGGTCCTGCACTGTTGTTTATATTTGTTTCTGCGTTTTTAGTTGGCATTGGCATTGGTAAAAGAGTTCGCTCCATTACCATATCACTTTGACAATCAATATCTTCCAACACATAAATGCGATGTTCCAACGGAATACAAAATTGTTCAGTTTTGCCGGTAGCCACATTTAATGTGAAAATAACTTCATTAAAAAATAAACTTTCCAGTTGATTCTTGGTAATATCATTATTTAAATTAATATTAATAATATGCCGATGGGTTTCATTCGCCAAGCATTTAATCGTCGAGGTCTTGCCGGCACCCGCCTGTCCGGATAACAGCAGTCCCAGAGTATAAGGTATACCTTTTTTATCGTACCATTTTTTATTTTTGGTGAAAAAATCCACACGATTACGTATCACATCAATCTCGGGTCCAAACAGATTTTCAAATTTACGATTGGTATAAAACTTTTTCATACTAAAAATACAATTGTTTGGCATTTTGGTATAGTCTTTTGAACCGTCCATTAGTTTAATAGCCTGTTGGGGCATCTGATTAAAATAATAAATATCTGTTCCTAATTTATTTTGAAGTTTAAGTTTAAATTCATATGTTGTTTTATCAAGAAATGCCCGCAATTGATGCATTGATAAAGAATAGGAAAATAGATTGATAGTTTGTACAGTATTAATGTTTTTTTTAGGATCAGTAACATCTTCGCTGGTTGATGTCTCAATGAGTTGAATGAATATATCATCGGCGATTTCAATAATATCGTCTTGATTTAAAATAAAATTTGTTTTATTAAAACTGACATGTTTTGTATTATTGTTGTTGGTAATAAAATCCATCAGTGCTTGTCCGATTATATTTTCATTATCTGTAATACTTAACTTTATAATAATAGATGATGATTTTATATGTACTTGGTTATTAATGGTTACTGAAAGTGAATTGGCTAGTTTACTGGATTTAATTTTATCTTTATAATATTTCATAAATTGCGCTAGTAAAATTGGGGCATTTTTACATAAAAAATCAACAAATTGAGTAATTAAAAAAATATACAATATTCCATACAAGCCATCGGTCATTGTACTTGTGCCTGTGCCTGTGCCTGTGCCATGCCTATTCCCATTCCCATTCATCGATGAAAACATTGTCATTGTCATTAATTGAGAACGAAACATATCCATCATATTATTGCTGCCACTGCTGCTGCTACTTTGTATAATTGGCGGGTTCATGCTGTTGTATATCAATAAAAATATATATATTTTAGCTTTATATATATTTACTAATTTGTTTATTATGACCTTATACTAGAAATTAAAAAAAGTCTTTTCAATCAACTCCTTCTCCGTTTCAACCTTATTTAATAATTTCTGCTGTTCATCAACATAATTCGCATATTTATCCAATTCATTTAATACTTCTACATTCTGCTCGGTTAAATTTACAAAAGTTCCATTATTATTTTCATTGGTTTTAACTGTAGTATGCTTTGTTAAAATTCGTAAAACTTCTATTTGATGGTATTTTGGCATACATTCAATACGTTCCTTTAATTTTAAAACATTCATTCTTTTCTTTTTATTTTAAATTAAATATGCGTGTTGTTTTTAACTGTTTATTTCATATATGTTTATTTCATATATGTTTATTTCATATATGTTTATTTCATATATATTTATTCCGTAATAACTAATTTCGCCTTTTTCCCACCAAATACTTTATATTTATCTTCTCTCGGTTCGATTAATTTTGCAATAATAGAAATATATTTATCATTCAATTCAAACCGTTGACCAATCACACTTACCTTTATATTATCGTTTTCTTTAATAGTAGAGAAATAAGGCATCATATAGTTGTGATCACGAGCAATAAATATAATAACAGGGCTGGGCGTCTCATTTGTTTCAGCCCGAATTCCAGCTTTTGTAATATTCTTAGCAACGCATTTAATATGCATACCTTCAACTGGTGAGCATACTAGGCATTCAAATGTTACTTCAAATATAATATCTGGACCGTTGACCAGACCACTAGAATATGTAAGTATTTTGGTAGAGTTTGGTTTTATATAACCGTCTACAACACATTTGCCTTCAATTTGTAAGGCGATTATTTTTTCCAAAGTTTGTTTAATATTATTGCCGACGTTAATAATATTTACTGGAATACTTCGTGTGATGAGCATTGGACTGTAAATATCCAAATGTTTAGGTTTATTAAATTTTTGAGGATATTGTTTTTTAATAGTTGTGGGCTTTTGCGCGATCTGCTGCGCTGGTGCTTGGGTCGGCTGCGCTTGTGCCTGCTGCGCTGGCGCTTTTGCCTGCTCTTGCGCCGGTGTAATTAAATTTGTTACAGTGGCAATCGCACTTTTAATAGTTTCCATAGTGTGGATATATATAATATTGTTATTATTATTTAAATCAATATCAATTTTTCATCTTAAAACGTCAAACCTTCTATATTAATTAATGCTGCTTCTCCTGGAGTTAAATACCATTGTAGACCATTTTTCTTTTCTTTATTATAAAGACGCAACATAAACTCTTGTATAATACAAACTTGTTTTTGATTTACATCCGAATCATTACTGTATTTTTCTTCTCCAATAATAGAGTTTAACATTTTAATAGCTTCTTTTTTACCGGATTGATCGCATCGTGCTCCCTTGTGACGTTTTTTGGTTAAATCTTTAACTTTAAATATAATATAATCCTTTTTAAAATTAATCATAAAACCGCTCAATTGATTTAATTTATCTTTAATGGGGAAAAATTTGTTTATAATTCTTGTCAGCTCGGGTGTTAAATCATTTGTATCTTCAGATGTGGCTATTGACCATGTATTATCTGTAGATGATTTTACTAATAATTGATGTTTACCATTATTATTTACCAGCATACCAATAACACCTTTATTTGTAATTATATCACTATTAATATATTTTTTAATTCTCATTCGAAAATCCGAACCTTCTATATTATCTAAATTATTCATCAATAAAAGTCTATTTTCAAAACTTAATTCATCTACTATATGTGCTGTTAAAATATCCAACAACACATCTTTTGAAGCTACACCCGTTTTTTCTAGTTCTATTATAACCATACTACAGAATTTATACCAATTATTTTCTCCACGTGTAATTGGTGTCGGCATTGAAGCCAATTCATAATTTTCCGTTAATTCTTTCATAAGTTTTATAAACGCGGACGATTGTTTATAGGGTGTTGGCTGTGCTGATACTTGTCTCTGTGCTGCTGACGTTTGTGCTGACGCTAATGGTGCTGACGCCTGTGTCTGTGCTGACGCCTGTGTCTGTGCTGACGCTTGTGCCTGTGCTGACGCTTGTGTCTGTGCTGACGCTTGTGTCTGTGCTGACGCCTGTGTCTGTGCTGACGCCTGCGGCGCTGCTATAACAACATTTAATCTATCATGCTTAAAATCTATCGGTACAGACCGGTCATAAATAGAAATATGTTTATTATTTAATTCCAACGGTTGAAATAAATACATGTCACCTATATTAATCAAATTACCTAGCCGTTCATATTTATCAGTTATATATTCATTCTTATCCTCTACTAATTGATCGAGAGCCGCATTGATTTGAACCAATGGATATTTTTTAATCACATTAATAAAATTTATCAATTCAGTCTTTTTATAAAAAAACCGTTCTTTCATTAATGAACGTATCTTATGTATTATTTTATCAGTATTCATTAAAATAAATTGTTCATTATACGTGTCTAATTTAACATCTTGTTCTTTAATATCTTTTGTTGGTTTACATACAAATTGACATTTTTTCATATAATCGCAGGTAGAGGAATAAGGTTTATCACCTACATCGTACGACAGTGTGCCCCCACTAGATAATTCCAGTGTTACATTTTGTTTTATATTTTCGACAATAAGCCCAATTTGTTCATAATTTAATATACAATCGACTGCTATTTCTTTTAATACTCGACTTACATTACCGATTTGAACCGCTTTTAATTCAGCCAACCGATAAACATATAAATCGGCCGCTTCTTCTCTTCTATTTTCCATCAGTGATGCATATAAATAAATCTCTACATTACGCTTATTAAAAGGCAAATCTTTATGACTGCATGTGCGTACTGCTCGGCCAATAATTTGTTCAATCCGATTCATATTGTACCACGGTTCAAGAATATGTACTTGTCTTATAAATTTCAAATCTAAACCTTCCGCTCCTGCTTGTGAAATAAATATTACTTTTACTCTACTACCGTCTTTATTATCTACATTTGTAGATAAATTAATATCGGCGATATTAACGGGTGACAATGCTTTATCGCCGGTTATCATGACATATTTTGCGGGATAAAACGTCTCATTAGAAGATAATTCCGTTTTGGTTTTAAAGGTTAGCGCGTCTATTTTTTCCGTAGGCGGAGTTTTAAAAAGCGAATTTACAGACCGTGTGCGTGTAAATCCAAGCTCTTCCAGTGCCAAAGCTATTGGTAATACTCCACCATCAATATACTGTGAATAAATCAGTACAACACCGGTTGAATTCATAACGCGATCACATATATTTTTAATTTTACCACTGTATTTTCCAATTTCATTTGGGGCAAAAATACGTAAAGCTGGATCTATATATTCGAAATTATTACGCATAGGATTTTCTTCGAAACTCATTATTCTAGCGAGGCCTTTTTTGCCGACTATTTCATCTACATCGATTTTGCCATCTACCAAATCCGGATGCGGATAAATAATATTCAACGCTTCCAGTGGTCTCTGTAATAAAATATATCCGATAGATTCCATATTTTCAAAGGAAGGCATACCTTTGGTCAAACCAATTTCCTTCAGCTTATTAATAATATAATTATAGCCTTTTTGTTGATATGAACCCGTTTCAACCAAATAGACGGAAAGTATTTCTAAATGCTGAATAATGTCTTTTCCATTAAGTTGCTGAATAGGGTATGGATATTTATCATTTTCAAACGTATGTTCTTTGGAAAATTCATTCGGCCAGAGCCGATAAGGAAACATATACGGATTTTCACCTCTAACAAAAGAAATATAGCCAGTTGCTTTGCGCTCTAATAATTCTCTACCAGCAGGTTTAAATGTACCATCGCCATTAAACACATCTTTAATTTCAATCGTTGGACGTCGGTCATTTATATTCATCAGATTAACAAGCCAGATAATTTCTTTATAACTGTTGTACATCGGCGTGGCTGAAAGCAATAGGAGTCGTAAATTATCCACATTCTCTACTAATTTTAATAATTCTTTTGGTACACGTTTTTTATCACTGTTTTCATCCGTGTCGCGAATATTATGAACTTCATCTATAATAATAAGACGGTTACTATAATGCCGACGTAATTTTTGTCGTATAGCTTTTTTAATCTGTCTTGTACCTTTTATATCACTGTCTATAGCTGATTTATTAATAATATCATTCGCAAATTCTATATAACCCATAAATTTGTAGTAGTTGTTAATTATTTTTTTAATTTGACTGATAACATTTTCTCTAGTTAGACCCTTCATGTTCATCGGATTAATTTCTTTCAAAAGCTTATTACCTGTACATGCGCGTATACTCCATAATCCATCTACTAGTTTTAATTTTCTTTCGTCAAACAATTGTAATTTGAAATTTTCTTGAACGTTGGGCGAAGCAATCACCATAATTCTGTGATCAATATTCATCTGAATAAGATAGTCACGCATTTCTTCGGCGACACTAATGGCTGAACATGTTTTACCACTACCTAAACCATGATACAGCAGCAAACTGTTGTAAGGTGTTTGAAAAGAAAGAAAATTGCGAACAAAGAGTTGATGCGGTGCTAATTCAAATTCAGCATTACATAATATTTCGGCTTGTTTTTCGACATTTGCTATTTCGCCATTGTACTGTGTATCGTTAAACTCTTTTCGTTCAGCTATTTTAATATTAAATAATGGATCGTTTAAATTTGGGTATAAATAACTATTCGCATCTTCATTTTTAATGAGATCAGCCCGTTCTTGCTTCTCTTTTGCGGTGTTGAATTTATTTAGTTTTTTATCTCTTTTTTTATCGTCTTCAATCTGTAAAATTGTATCATAGGATTCTTCTTCTTCCTCCTCTTCTGGTTCTTCTTCTTCCTCTTCTGGTTCTTCTTCTTCTTCTTCTTCGGGCTCAAGAATAGCAGTAGCAATAGCAATAGCAGTAGGCTCAGCAACAGTAGGCTCAGCAATAGTAGGCTCAGCAATAGTAGGCTCAGCAACAGTAGGCTCAGCAATAGTAGGCTCAGCAATAGTAGGCTCAGCAATAGTAGGCTCAGCAACAGCAGTAGGCTCAGCAATAATAGTAGGCGCAGCAACAGTAGTAGGCTCAATCGTAGTAAATTCTGTAACAGTAGAAAGAATTGGTTCTTTTTGCTCTTCTGGAAATTTATCTTTATTCTTTAACGGGTCTAAACAAGAGAATTTTTTATTCTCATAATCAGTAAATCTTTTTTTCCCTTCACCACATTTAATAACACATTTATTTGTAAATGGATTTAATTCTTGATGTGACTTACATTTGTCCATTACCTTAATATCTTAATATATATTAAGGATATAATCTATAAGTGCTTAATAATTTATTAACCCGTGTTAGAACGTCTTTTTTCTCTAAATTATATGGTCTAATTAAATTCATGGCTTCATCATAGGTTTTCCATTCCATCTTACTGACCTCTGATTTCTGATAGGAATGATGCGATTCATCATCAATATTAATATTATTTTGTAGAGTGGCCAAATAGTATTTGTGTTTATACGATTTATAGTTTGATCCAGTAAATATTTCTTCAAATGGAATAAGATTTTGTACCAATTTAATAGACTGCCTTGAATAGCCTGTTTCTTCTTCAAATTCTCGCAAAGCACATAGTAAATCTTTTTCTTGATTATTGTGTCTGCCTTTTGGAAAGCCCCATTCTGTTTCAGACCATTTCGTAGGGCACTCATCTACCAAATTTTTAAAATTATATATAGTAGAACCGGAATTAATTCCTATTTTAATAGATTCAAATTTATCTCTTGCTACTTTTTCTTCGCCTCTGTATTGAATTCCTAAATTATCACCCCATAATTCTCTCCATAATGTATCAAAATCACAATTTATAATTTTATTTTTTTCATCTACAGTCATTTCGGAAATAATATTTTTAATATAAAGTTTATTATAAATTGGATATTTTCCACGCATAAATTCCACATAGCCAATACTATCTTTGCGACGAATCATTAAATATCGCAGCAGCAATTCCGCTTGCGGTCGGGGGTGAGGGGGTACCCCCCCCACCAATTCCATTTGAATACTTACCCCATCTACTTGCCTACGGGGGTCGGGGGGCAGAGCCCCCATAATACGGGGGTCGGGGGGCAGAGCCCCCATAATACGGGGGTGAGGGGGCAGAGCCCCCAGGATAATCCCAACACTACTAATCGGGTGCTTACACTGATGAAATGAATGGCCCACTTTTCCACAATTGTTACAATATATAGAATTATTTAAAGTATTATTTAAAGTATTATTAATAGAAGTATTATACTCTTTTGACATTTATTTTAGTTATTATTTGTTATTTCACTCATCTTTTTATATCATTTATTGTAATGGCATTAGATCCAAAAATATGGGGTCCATTTTATTGGTTTGTATTACATACCATTGCTTTAACATATCCAGCCCATCCTAATGAGGTCATTAAGAAAAAGTATTATGATTTTATTCAGAATTTGCCCTTATTTATACCAGTTCAAGAAATAGGTAATATATTTAGTTCAATGCTGGATAAATACCCAGTCACACCTTATTTAGATTCACAGCAATCCTTTATCAAATGGATGAACTTTATTCATAATAAGATAAATATATCTTTAGAATTGCCCGAGGTGTCACTAGACGACGCCATGTTTACTTATTATGAACATTACAAGCCAAAAGTAGTAAAAGACAAAGAACAGCGTAAACGTAGAGAAAAATATATTTTTCTAGGCATAATAGGCATTTTTGCCTTGTTGAGTATTTTTTTATATATTAAATATTAATTTTATACTATAATAAAATAGCATACTATAGTAGTATGAAATTTGAACTAATCGTGTTTGGTATAACAGCATTCTTTATTATAAATACTTATTATGATGGAAAATATATTCAGTTGATGAAATCATGGAAAAAATATTATCAGATGGCGATGATTGGATTTGTAGGTTTGTCGGCTTATATTTTTATTCGTAAATATCCCGGACATACCAGAAGTTTATTTACCCATGCGAACAGTATTATTAAATATATGCCGATTGATAAAGACGCTGGTGATTTATTAAGCCCATTATTTAACATGACGAATGTAGGACATTCGCAGATGACGCCACAGCAAATGCGTGTGATGCATTCAGGTGGGGGCTCTGCCCCGTATGCAAACATTGGGAGTGGAATTTCGGGCGCACCTGACCTACGGGGCAGAGCCCCCACAAAACGGTGTGTCAGTGAAACAAAAAAGAAATATGTAGCAGCAGAGCAAGGATGGAAATGTGGGGCATGTAAAATTCAATTACCCGCATGGTTTGAAGTAGATCATAAAATAAGATTGGACAATGGTGGTTCTAATCACGTAGATAATCTAGTAGCTTTGTGTAGAGATTGTCATGGAAAAAAAACAGCATTTGAAAATTTGTAGAGTATATTTTATATTGGATATTTTATACTGGATATTTTATATTTTATATACTATTATAATTATATTATTTACTATTATAATTATATAATATAAGCTAGTAAATGTCAAATATTGAATCAAATATATCATTAATTAAAAAAACAGTTAAAACGGCTGTTGGAAAAATTAAAGATACTGGTGCAAAATATACGGATTCTGTAGAAAATTTTAATTTAGTGAATACTGTTTATTCAAATCCATGGTATTTTGGATTTGTGGAATTGCTTCAATATTGTATTTTTATTTATATAATTTATAAATATAATCCGTTTGATGTGCCGACAGACCATCCAGCATTCACAAATCTACTAGTTTTATTTGTTTCTTTTTTATACGTTGTTTTATTCTATTTTTTGAAAGTAAGCACGCCGTTAAGTTTATTAACAGATCCGGATATTAACAAAAGAAAACCGACAGAAGTAGAATTTTTATATAAAACTATTAAAACAGTAGGTGTATTTATTGGTTTTGTATTTGTAACATTGGGTGTTATATGGTTGTTTAAACATTTATCTATATTAACTACTCTACTTCGTCATGGACTCTTATTTACGATTGTATTAATTACAATAAGTATTATTTATATTTTATGTAAACCGTTAATTTCGAATATACTCAATAAAGCTAAAACTCAACCCATATCTCTACTATCATTCGCATTGAATTTGGTTATATTTATACCATGCTTACTGGAACAATTCATGTATTATTTAAAAAATCAATATAATTTGACATCTAAACCAGTATGGATGCTGTTAGGTGTAGAATTTATTCTTATTATATTGTGGGTGATAATACCAATCGTATTTCATATGATCACGACACATGATGGAAAACAATTATTAAGTGAACCCAAATATTTAAATATGGAACATACTTTAGGTAATTTTGAAAATTTACACGTAGAAACAATCAAAAAACATGGTAGATTTAAATATCATTATTCTCTTTCAGCATGGATTTATATTAATCCTCAGCCACCCAATACTAGTAGTGCTTATACCAAATATACATCTTTATTAAATTATGGTAACAAACCAAATGTACAATATAATGGAAAATTAAATAGTTTTCGAGTTATGGCGCAAGTTGGTAAAGAAAATCAGGGAGATTTAGTAGAGATTTTTGAAACCAAAGACATTATTTATCAAAAATGGAATAATATTGTTATTAACTATGATGGTGGAACAATGGATGTTTTTTTAAATGGAGAATTAGTAGGTTCTAGACCAAATATTGTGCCTTATATGACGTATGAAAATATAACATGTGGAACAAAAGACGGTATACAGGGAGGTATTTGTAATGTGACTTATTTTAATAGTGTAATGAAAAAAAGTACAATTTTGCTCATGTATAAATTATTAAGAGATAAAAAAGTTCCCTTGTAAAAGGGGTACCCCAGCTTTTAAGAAAAGCTCGGCAAAAAGGGGGTAAACCAGCTTTTAAGAAAAGCTCGGCAAAAATCAGCTTTTAAGAAAAGCTCGGCAAAAATCAGCTTTTAAGAAAAGCTCGGCAAAAAGGGTCCAATTAAGGGGAAAATTAGTTTCCCTTTTGACAAAACATATCGCAAAATATACTTTCCTCACAGTTTTGCCCTACTTTTCTTAAAAGTGATTTTGCCACACTTTTCTTAAAAGTGATTTTGCCACACTTTTTCTAAAAGTGTTTTTTAAAAGTGTATTATATATATAATGGAGCTTGTTAAAACTATATTAATTGTTGTAGTTGTTTTAATAATTGTATATTTAATTATTAATGTAGTAATTGGCGATTCTACTCAATTGACTAATATGTTAAATGGTAATGAAAAACAAACTATTTTAGCAAATACTTTAAAAAATAATTACAATTCCAGTAATTATACATATTCTGCCTGGTTTTATGTCAATGATTGGAATTATCGTTATGGTGAAACTAAAATTTTACTTACTCGTTTAGACAGTGATAATAATTCCAGTCCGTCCATTGTATTTGATGCTATGGAAAATAACATTACCGTTTCAGTTAGTTGTTATCCGCCGAGTGGTAGAGCTGAAGGATTCGAATCGATGAGTTCTTCACCATGCGGTAGCAATGATTCCGTATTAGCTTCAACCGCATCTATTGCTTGTATTAATAGTATATGGCAACAGGCGGGTTGTACTCCTAATTTAGTAGCCACTGCTGATCCATCTACTTTAATGGACTCGAAAACGAAACGGCCATTTCCTTTATATACTTCAACTCTCGCACAATTTAAAGCAATAGCAATGTCGCCTCTAGTAGCACAAAATAAACAAATTTGTTATCCGCCAACTGCTGCTGGTGCTGGTGTCGCTGGTGTCGCTGGTGCTGCGGGTGCTGCTGGTGCCGCTCCTCTTGCGTGTGCCGCTTCGCTTGGGGCATCCGCTTCGCTTAGTGGTATCTCTTCGCTGGACGGTTCTTCTTCACTGAGCGGCGGCGGGAACATGTCCGCTAACAGTGTCACACATCAATGTGTTGTGAAAAATTTCCCTCTACAAAAATGGGTCAACTTAATTGTTAGCGTTTATGGTCGGACATTAGATATTTATATTGATGGTAAATTGGTAAGAACGTGTATTTTACCTGGTGTTGCAAAGGTAAATGCTAAAGCAAATATTGTCGTTACACCCAATGGTGGATTTAATGGCTGGACCTCTAACTTTAAATACTGGGCTCATGCTTCTAATCCGCAAGAAGCTTATAATATTTATAAAAAGGGTTTTGGCGGCAGTATGTTGGGTAATTTGTTTAATAAATATAGAATTAAATTCTCATTCTTGGCGGATAATAAAGAGGTTAGTAGTGTTGAGATCTAACCCCAACCTTTGGGAAAGGTTGCGCCAAACTCCAACCCGCTTTTAAGAAACAACCTTTGGGAAAGGTTGCGCCAAATCTCTGGCAACATTAACAAAAACTTACATGTAAAAATATAGTGTCAAAATTACAGTATATTTTTTCCAAACAATTTTGAAAGTAATTTTGCGATACTTTTTCTAAAAGTATTTTTTTAAAAGTATATATATAATAATAACAATGAACAATTTATTTAATAGAAATAGTAATGTTTCTGAAGGTGGGCCATTAAGTTTCACTCCCTATTCATCAAATAAATATTTACAAGGTGATCAAAGTTTTCTTCAATCCAACAGCATTATTGCCAAGTTTGCTTTTCTTATAATGGTTCTAATTTTGTTTATTGTAGCGCTTCGTTTAGGCGCATCGTTATTAACATGGATTTTTTCTCCATCTCCAAATCCAATATTAATAGATGGTATGATTGATGCTAAGCAAATGTTAAGAATTCAACAAGACCCTTCAGTGTCAGGTGCTATTCCTATTCTCCGTTCAGTAAATGAATATGAAGGTTTAGAATTTACCTGGTCAGTATGGATGTTTGTCGATGACTTTACCTATAAACAAAATGAATACAAGCACGTCTTTCACAAAGGCAATGATAATATTAATCTTACCAAGCAACCCATTGGGCTCAACTATCCCAACAATGCTCCTGGTCTCTACATTGCTCCTTATACTAATAATTTAGTTGTTATTATGAATACTTTTGATAAGATTAACGAAGAGATTGTCATTAAGGATCTACCCATTAATAAATGGGTTAGTGTGATTATTCGTGTCAGCAATCAACATGTTTTAGATGTCTACATTAATGGTGTTTTAACTAAACGCCATCAATTAAAAGGTGTACCGAAACAAAATTATGGTGATGTCTTTGTTTCGATGAATGGTGGCTTTTCCGGCTATACATCTGAACTGCGTTATTTCGACAGCGCTATCGGCACAAACAGAATTCAATCTATTGTGGATTCAGGTCCGAATATGAAGATTAAAGGTGGAGCGCTTAATGGTAGTAACCCACAGTATTTATCGAGTCGCTGGTATTTTGCGGGGACGAATGATATGTATAACCCCTAGCAATTCCGCTTGCGGTCGGGGGCAGGGCGGCACGGGGAAATTTTGTTTGCGCTTGCGGTCGGGGTAAGGGGCTGAGCCTTCGTCTCAATGGTTCAACAATAAAATTTGTAGATACATTTAATTCAATAAATATAATTTAATGTATTGAATTAAATATTTTCGTGACACTTTTTGCGATACTTTTTTCTAAAAAGTATTTTTTAAAAAGTATTTTATTAAAAAGTATTGTAT